ACCCTTCTCATTAAGCTCAGCCATTCTGTTGAGACGCATATCGTTTTGTTTAGCGTCTTTTGCTTCACCAAGTGTCTTGTTGTAAAACTCTTTTGTTTCTGCGTTAACAGCTTTCTGCTTATCCCACTCAAGCTTCTCTTTCTTAAAAGCTAACTGCTCAGCTCTAGCTTTGTCTGCAGCAGTAGGTCTAGGAGTTGCAAGTAGCTCCTGAAATGATTTTTGTTGTGTAGGTTTCTTCTGAAGCCTTGCTGCCTCTGCCCCATGCCGGGTAGCCCCTAACGGAATCCCATCCTTAAGACGAGAGATTTCTTCTTTAAGAGCTTTTCTGTCAGATGGCGACAACTTATTAATCTGAGACTGAACCTGCTGTGTAATAGCAGCTACGTTCGCCCCAGGTGCTTGTTCTTCTTCCTGTGCAGCTACAGCTTCACCTTCTGGTGTTTGAACTGCTTCGGCTTGAACTTGTTCTGGTTCTGCTTGGAGCGTTTTTCCAGGCTCTCCTAAAAGCTGTTCAATTCCAGGAGCGCCCTGTCTTTCTGCAGCTTGTTCTGCGCCTTGGAGCGTTTGAAGGCCTTCTTCAAGCTGTCCTGTTTGACCACCTGCTGCCGAACCAAATGCTTCTGAACCAAAAAACTGTTTCAAGATTAAGTTCTGTTGGCTTTCTGGCATGAATGCAATCTTCTCAGAGACCTCTTGTGGAATCCCTAAAGAAGAAAGACCTTGCGCTATATCAAATGCCTTTTGTTGCTTTTGCATTTCTTGCATTTGCATAGCTTGTGACTGCTGTTGTTGCATCAACTTGTTTTGTGCCAACATTTCGAGGGTCTTTGATAAACCTTGCCCTATCGAAGAGCCAAGAGCCGCAGAGCGAGACCCATATCCCTGGGGCGCAAAATATACTGCCATTTCTTCTCCTTAGAGCTGGATACCTTCTAAAATCTTTAACAACACTGGATTAATACCCCTTCTTGTTCCCTTAGGCTGACCAGGAAGATACGTTCCTTGAGTTCCTCCCATAAGTGGAGAACGATACTGAGGAACCTGACCTAAGCCTGGCATCCCTAGAGCTCCGCCTACTTTACCAGCTAAGCCCATACCTAAAACATTAGTCAATCCTCCCGCTAATCCTCCTAAAAGACCTGGTGATCCTGGTGTCATAACTGTGTCGAACTGTGGTTGTAATCCAAGCTGCATGGCTTGTAACCCATACTGTTGTCTAAGTCCTGCAAGTTGTTCTGCTAGATCTAAGCCACCCCTTCTTAACGATTCTTCAAACGCGCTAGAACGTTGACCTCCTCCCATGGCCGTGAATCTTTCAGCTAAACCAGGAACAGTTTCACGCTCAAACTGACCACGATACTTCTTTTCAAGTGCTGCAGGATCAGCGTTTGCCAACCCAGTTTGAAGCAACTGATTCAACGCAGCTTGTTGTTGATCTGTAAAGCGATTAACTTGCTGCATCTTTGGCTTGCTTCCGAAGAACATTCTGCCAAGAGACCTAAAAAATCCCATGCTATCTCCTTTCTTAGTCTTTCAAATACTCTAAAACAACGTATGTCGTGTCATAAGATGAAAAGTTAGCTGCCGTTGTTACCACCACATTTGTTGCCGTTACACTTAACGTTATATTTGTATTAGGGATAGGTCTATAAACTCTATTATTTGTGTCTGACGCACAACCGTAGATCCTCGTAAAGCTAAATCCAGTCGTAATATCTATGTCATGCGCAACGTTCTTCGTAGCCGTGTTTGGCAACGCTCCAAAATTAATTACCTTACGAAATACCTGCCTTCTATTAACTGCATCACTCTGAGACGATGGAACAGCTGCTGACGGCCAGAAAGACTGACCATTAACAAACTCAGACTGATCATAAAAAGCAGAATCTTTTATGTTTAAGTTAAGCTGCATCAAGTTGAGATTCTGATACAGCCGTATAAGTATCTCTTTAAACTTCTCGCTATTTACATCTATATCCTGAAGCTCACCAGCATCCCAGACAAACGTCGTAGGAACAAAAGCGCCTGTATTAGGACCTTGTGCCATTACTGTAGCCTTTCTGAGGTTTGACGAGCGTGAACCACCATACCCTCTATCTGCAAATCAGAAGAAGATATGTCTTCATCAAGCATTTGCTCGTGATCAAGATGGATCCTTATCTGCACACATTCACCTTCTGTCTGAAAGTAAACTGGGTGCCATAGCCTGTTTTGTGATTCCTCTAAAGGATAAAGATCGTATGGATATGTCTGTAAATTGTTATCACCAAGTATTGCTCCTGTTGCTTGACCACTTTCTACCATTGATAACTGACTTGCTGATGGATAGTAATCAATCGTAACCTCACCTGAAGATGTTTTGAGAACCGCAAAGTCTATCTTTGCCAAGAAGAAGTTCTTTCCTTTATCGATGTAAAAGTTCCATTGTTTAGAAAGAATATCGATCTTAGAAACTCTCGCCGCTCTTCCTCCTCCTTCGTAGGTTCCTGTCATTGTTGTGCCAGTAACCAAGAGGGTGTCTGAGTCAACTACATATACCTTATAGATACCTGAACCAGTTAATGTAACACCCTCCATGTCAATGAGGCGTAAGTAATCGCCATCATTTAATGTGTGATTAATTACCGTCATGTGTAGATCTGTTCCAACATATTCAATGTTATTAACAGACATGACAGCCTCGTTAGTAGATATGCCGGTATCACATATGAACACAAAGCCCTGTTGATTTCCAGCAAGGATATGTCTGTATTTAGTCTGCTTCGTTCCGCTATCCCACATGAAATTACATTCTTCCCACGTGAGTTCTGTTGATTCCCATGATGTTGCTTGCTGTTCCTCGTAGTAACCAAACGCAGTTATACAGTCATCCGCCGTGGCCCATGAATCTCCAACATAATTATAAATTAAAACCTTGTCAGGATATGTTTGTGAGAATTCACTTGCATTGACTGATGGAAAAGACCAGTACACAAGCTCATCAAAATACTCCCTTATTCCACACACTCTGCTAAGACCTTCGTTAGCATTTCTAATCTCAAAGACCTGATCGTTAATTACTTCGTTAATCTTTGTAACGTTAGTTCCTGAGCAACCGTGTATCTCTGTTCTTCCAACAGCAAAGATAGCCTTATCGAAAGGAACAGGTGATTTAAGTGACTTAGAGCCAAGCTCAGTATTTATCTTCTGCCACACAAACGGTTGTATTTGGTTACCTGTATATGCAAGCTCCCACGTGCTTCTCTCAAAGTAGACAACAAGCCTATCTTTTATGAATTCAGCAGATTCTATTTCTTCTTCGGTTGGAGCATCTATAAACCCAGCTCCATCTGATTTCTTGGTAGTTCCGCCTATCGTCCAGGTCTGACTACCTTCAAGCCAAGCATTAGATACCGCTGCAGCTACATTATCTGGCACATCTGCCGGAAATGGGGTTCCGTTGTGGCTGAAACGGCATCTATTTACATGCTCGGAGTTTGTTCCCGCTGTTACATCTCTCTCTATAGTATTGAGAAGTAACAACCTATCTTTAAACGGGATAATATTTTTTGCTGTTTGAACGTATCCGTCAACAACGTTCGCTTTAACCTCAAAAACAGGTCTAAATTCTGCCCACGTACTATTCTTATAAACATACAAAGGATCATCGCCAGCTGCAGGCGTTCCCACTGTTGCATTAAAGTTGGTAATAAAGAGAGCTATCTGGTCTGAGGTTATTCCTGTCCAGTTAGCCGTCCAGAAAAAGTCAGAGTCTGTTCCCTGCAACGTTACCGTTCCATCCCTGTTCCATGAGTTTCCATTAAACCGGTATATAAATTGCGGATCGAAAGCATATGTAGGATTATTAGTAACTTTATTTTCCTCATAGTACGAAAGCCCCATCACAGGCTGAGCTGGATAAAAGTAGATTGTAGATGTAGACGGAGCTCCAACAAAAGAATACTGACCTGTACTCGTATTGAATGTTTTTGTTGTTGAGGTGCCACCGGTGGAAATCATCGTTCCTGGCGTTCCTGTTTCAACAACGGTAAATATCTCGCTTCCAATAGAGAACTGTTGCCCTACGGCAAACACTGAGCCAGGAACTGTACCTGTTGCTGATCCTGCTACGTCTGTTGATCCCAGGCTCACTCTGAGCCGTGAATTTAATTGATCCAGCAAAGATGTAGCGGATGTACCACCCATAAGCTCTGATCCGAATCGCTTTCTCACAATTCCTTTGCTTACATACGCGTTGTTAAGACGAGCGAACGCATCTTCAGGGATCTGCCACGATTTAACGTCTGTGACAAGACCGCTCTTCATTGGAGCAATGAGAAAACGATCGTAAGCCATATTACACTCCTATAACTGTATAGAAGAACTTCTTGCTCGCATCTGCAGTATTAAATACTGTGATACTCGTAGTTGTATAGCTTTCGTAATACAGCACGCCAGTTTCTCCAGATGTTCCTTGACGCGTTACTTGCACATTGTAAACGGTTGTAAAAGTAGGAACGCCTGCTCCTGTAGCAAAGTTAACAGTTGCTGTTGTATTTGCATTTACAGATCCAGAACCCCACTTAAAGATTATCCCAGAAGGAAGGATCGCATATCCCTGCTCATTCTTTACTGCTGACGTAAATTCGTAAGTAGATCCAGCGCTTTCATGTGAGAAGACAAGCTCAGGGTTTCCAGTAAGAGTAGACGTTTGGCAATAAAGGCCAACCTCACCTGCTCCGGTTGTGGGTACTGGAGACTGCACAGGGAACTGTACAAACGAGTGCTTGCCTTCTCCGGAGGCGTCAAATGTTACATGGTTAACGTCTATAAGTGTCTTGATACCTGAAAAGTTATTAAGAATATCATCTTGAGATTGCGAAAGAAGGTCTGAAGATTGAGGAAT